TTGGTGGCGGAACTTGGAAACAAACTTCCTATAATAATAATTTTAGAAAACAATATGCAGGTATAGGTTATGTCTATAATGCATCAAAAAATAAATTTTTAATACCTCAACCTCATGCTTCATGGTCACTTAATTCAAGTGATGATTGGAAAGCACCAATAACATATCCATCAGTAATAGATGATGGAGAAGAAAATCCAAATTGGTTTTATAGAATTTTTTGGAATGAAAGTGCTTATCAAGCAGATAATACAAAAGGTTGGAAAGCAACTAAATCTAACGACACAGCAGAAACACCTACAGTGTATGATTGGAATGGATCAGCTTGGGTGTCCTAATTGGAGACTTAAATGGCTAGAACTAATGGCGGTATAATAGGTAAATCAAATAAAACTTCTTTTGGAAAGAATACCGTTTCTACTAAAACATCAAGCACACCTAGTGCTGTTACTACACAACCAAACACAAGACTAGTAGACTTTTTAGTTGTCGCTGGTGGTGGTGGTGGAGGACACGCTGCTGGTGGTGGAGCTGGTGGATTTAGAAAATTTGAAAGTCAACCTGTTTCAGGAAACACAGCTTTAGGAGCAGTTACAATTGGAGCTGGTGGAACAGGAAAAGTATTTAATGGATCTAACGGTGCAGATGGAAATAATTCATCATTTGTATTTGGATGTACAACTTACACATCAGAAGGAGGTGGAAGAGGATCAGCTGCTGATTTATACGCAGGTGGAGATGGGGGTTCAGGTGGAGGTGCACCTGGAAGTTCATATGGTTCGCAATCAGCTGGGTCGGGAAATACACCCCCTGTAAGTCCTTCTCAAGGTAATGATGGTGGTAGTGGCGGTGGCCCTGGTGGTGGCGGCGGCGGTGGAGCTACAGCTGCAGGATCAAATGGTTCTGGTGGCGGTGGCGGAGCTGGTGGTGCTGGTGGATGTTTTCATGGAACTGGTTATTCAGGTGGTGGTGGAGGCGGAGGTTGTTCTGCTGGATCTGGAGGATCAGGTGGTGGTGGCGCTGGAGGAAGTGGAGACAACGATGGAACTAATGGAGGAACTAATCTCGGTGGTGGAGGTGGAGGTATTAGAGCATCTAGTGGATCTGGTGACACCAATGGTGGAGCAGGTGGATCAGGTGTTGTTATAGTAAAAGAATTAAACAAAGCAAGTGGTGTTTGGAATTTAAAAAGTCATAAAACTGCACTTTTAGCAGGAACATGGCCTAAATTTATACAATATACAGGAATAAATTATTTAGTTGTAGCAGGAGGTGGTTCTGGTTCTTATAACTCTGGTGGTGGCGGTGGAGCTGGAGGTTATAGAGCTACTGGTTATGGACCTTCTCCGTTAAGAGGAACAGCTTTAACTTTAGAATCAGGTTGTTATTCAATAACCATTGGAGGTGGAGGTGCACAATGTGGAAGTGCTTGTGGGCAAAGTGGTAATAATACAATATTTAATCCAGGTGGTTCAGAAGGAACTACAATGATTACATCTACCGCTGGAGGTAGAGGTGGTCAAGATGATAATTATCCTGGAGCAGATGGAGGATCTGGAGGAGGCGGTGGTGGCCGAACTGGATCAGGATCTGGAGGTTCTGGTAATACTCCCCCAACAGACCCACCTCAAGGAAATGATGGTGGTGCAGGTGGTGCAGGTGTACCACAATCAGGTTCTGGTGGTGGAGGAGGAGCTGGTGGTGCAGGTTCTGGCCCGCCAGGAGGACATACAGGTGGAGCAGGAGGTGCAGGAGTACCTAATTTAATTGATTGTGGTGCAACACCTTTTTCTATAACAGCTTTCGCTGGTGGAGGCGGAGGTGGCGGAGGTAGAACTGGAGGAGATCCAGGAGGATCTGGTGGATCTGGTGGTGGAGGAGATGGTGGTAAAGCTGCACCAAGTGCTGGTGCTGGTGAAGCTGGAACTGCAAACACTGGTGGTGGTGGCGGTGGTGCAGGAGATGGACCACCAGTAGCAGGAAATGGTGGATCAGGAGTTGTAATAGTAAGATTTCCAAGTGCTGCAACATTAGCAGTATCTCCAGGAACAAATTTAACTGCTGCACATCCAGGTGGAGAAAAAGTAGCAGTATTTAAAGCATCAGGAACGTTGACTGTAAGTTAAAAATAACTTATATTATTTTTTGTGGTACAAGAAAGTTTATGAATTTAACTAATTATTATTGGTATTTTGAATCAGCAATTCCTTTAAGAATTTGCGACGATATTGTTCGTTATGGAAAACAATTACAAGATCAAATTGCTGTTACTGGTGGATATAATCCTAAAAAATTAAATAATAAACAAATTAAAAATTTAAAAAAGAAAAGAAATTCAAATGTTGTTTGGATGGATGATCGTTGGATTTATAAAGAAATACATCCCTATATTCATCAAGCAAATCAAAATGCTGGTTGGAATTTTCAATGGGATTTTAGTGAGGCTTGCCAATTTACTAAATATAATAAAGGACAATATTATAATTGGCACTGTGATAGTTGGCATCAACCTTATAATAAACCAGATGATCCTAACTCAAATGGTAAAATAAGAAAATTATCTGTAACTGTTTCTTTATCAGAAGGTAAGAAAGATTACACAGGAGGAGAATTAGAATTTGATTTTAGAAATTTAGATCCTGATAAACCTAGAAAACCTGTCAAATGTAAAGAAATATTACCTAAAGGATCTTTAGTTGTGTTTCCATCAGATGTTTGGCACAGAGTGTGTCCAGTTAAAAAAGGATCAAGATATAGTTTAGTGATATGGAATTTAGGATGGCCTTTTAAATGAAAAAACAAAAAATATTTCCTAAAGAACTAACAAGAGAAGATTATTTTAAATGTCCTATTTGGTTTGCAGATGAACCTGCGTTTGTAAATAAGTTAAACAAAGCATCTGATAAATATATTAAACAATCTAAAAAAAATTTAGAAAAAGATATTAATAAAAGAAATAAAAAATTTGGTAATAAAGGAGACATGGGTAATGTATTTCACTCTAGCACTTTAATAGGAGATCCTAATTTTTTAGAATTACAAAATTATGTAGGAGCAACATCTCATAATTTATTATTAGAAATGGGTTTTGATTTAAGTCAATACCAAGTATTTATTACAGAAATGTGGGTGCAAGAATTTGCTAAAAACGGGGGTGGACACCATACTTTACACACTCATTGGAACGGACATATATCTGGTTTTTATTTTTTAAAAGCTAGTGAAAAAACTTCAAGACCTATATTTGAAGATCCAAGACCAGGTAATCTAATGAATCTTTTACCTGAAAAAGATACAAGTAAAATAAATTATGCAAGCCATCAAATAAACTATGATGTAAAACCAGGTAGAATGATTTTTTTTCCTTCTTATATGCCACATCAATATGTGGTAGATATGGGTTATGAACCATTTAGATTTATACATTGGAATTGTCAAGCAATTCCAAAAGGAGTATTAGGTGCAAAATAAAGATATGAAAAAAGCTGTTGTTAAAACTATATTAGATTCAACTCCTTTAAAAACTAGACCAAATTTTATAGATAATTTTTTAAAATTTAAAATGCAATTGAAAGGAAAAAATGTCATTAAAAAAATCGGCGTTTCAAAAAAATAAATATTCTATTTTAAAAAACGCTATTTCACCAGAGTTAGCAAATTTTGTTTATAGTTATTTTTTAAATAAAAGAAACGTAGCAAAATTTTTATTTGATAGAAAATACATATCACCTTTTACAGAATATTTTGGAATATGGCATGATGAGCAAGTTCCAAACACCTATTCACATTATTCAGATATTGCAATGGAAACTTTATTACAACAAGTAAAACCTATTATGGAAAAACATACAGGATTAAAATTATCCGAAACATATTCTTATGCTAGAATATATAAAAAAGGAGATATATTAGCTAGACACAAAGATAGATATTCATGTGAAATATCTACAACATTAAATTTAGGTGGTGATCCATGGCCTATTTATTTAGATCCAACAGGTAATAAAGGTCAAGCCGGTATTAAAATAGAATTAAAACCAGGAGATATGTTAATTTATTCTGGTTGTGATTTAGAACATTGGAGAGAAGAGTTTACTGGTAAAGATTGTGGACAAGTATTTTTACATTATAACAAAGCTAATTCTAAAATAGCAAAAGAAAACCAATACGATAAAAGACCATTTTTAGGGTTGCCTGCATGGTTTAAAGGCTTTAAAATATCTAAATAATATTGTATATAATAATATGGCGGGAGATTCCACCACACCATCTCCTGCCTTATTATTAATAGGTTTTTTATATGTTACAAAAAGTACAATTTGCACCAGGTTTTAATAAACAAGTTACATCAACAGGAGGCGAAGGCCAATGGGTTTCTGGTGATAATGTTAGATTTAGATATGGTACTCCAGAAAAAATAGGTGGTTGGGCACAATTAGGTTCTATTGAATTAACAGGACGTAATACAGCTATCCATCATTTTGTTAATGCCTCTGGTATTAAGTATGCAGCTCTTGGAACTAATAGAATTTTATACGCATATTCTGGTGGTATTTTTTATGACATACACCCTATTAAATCTACAACAACTTTAACATCTGCTTTTTCTACAACTAATGGATCAGCAGTTGTAACATTAACTTTTGCATCTGCTCATGGAATGAACGCAGGTGATATTATATTATTAGATAGTTTTACATCTATTACTAATTCTAATTTTGCATCTGGTGATTTTACAGATGTAAAATTTATGATAACTTCAATACCAACTGATACTACATTAACTATAACTATGTCATCTAATGAATCAGGATCAGGTGCATCAACATCTGGTGGTATTAGAGTACAACATTATTATCCTGTAGGACCTGCAGTTGAAACAGCATCTACTGGTTGGGGTCTTGGATCATGGGGTGGTGTAAAACAAGGACAGTTTACATCAACATTATCTGCAGACATTAATACATCTGTTACAAGTTTAACAATGGCAAGTTCAACATCTTTTGCATCATCAGGAACAGTTATTATAGACAATGAATTAATTACATATACATCAAATAGTGGTGGAACATTATCAGGATTGACAAGAGGTGCTAGTGGTACAACTGCTGCATCACACTCATCTGGTGACACAGTAACTGATGCATCTAATTATTTTGCATGGAACGCCGCAGCATCTGGAGATATTGTAACAGCACCAGGTTTATGGTCACTAGATAATTTTGGTAATAAACTTATTGCAACTATATTTGGTGGAGAAACATTTACATGGGATTCTGATCCAACGGGTGCAACAGGAACAAGAGCAACAATACTTGCAAATGCACCAACAGCATCTTCATTTACTTTAGTATCAGCACCAGATAGACACTTAATATTTTTTGGAACAGAAACAACTATTGGTACATCAAGCACAAGAGATGAAATGTATATTAGGTTCTCGGACCAAGAATCAATTGATGAAACAACATCTTATGCACCTAGTGCAGTTAACACTGCAGGTACACAAAGACTAGCAGATGGATCAAAAATTGTAGGAGCAATTAGAGGTCGTGATGCAATTTACGTTTGGACCGACACAGCTTTGTTTATTATGAGATTTGTAGGTGCTCCATTTACTTTCTCATTCCAACAAGTAGGTACTAACTGTGGATTGATTGGTAAGAATGCAGCCGTTGAAGTTGATGGTTCTGCATATTGGATGTCAGAAAATGGTTTCTTTAGATATACTGGTAAACTAGAATCATTACCATGTTTAGTTGAAGACTTTGTTTATGATGATATTAATACAATTCCTAAACAACACATTAATGCAGGATTAAATAACTTGTTTGGAGAAGTTATGTGGTTTTATCCTAACTCAGGATCAAACACAGTTAATAGAATGGTTTGTTATAACTATTTAGATTCAACACCTGAAAGACCTGTGTGGACCACAGGTACACTAGCAAGAAGTGCTTGGCAAGATTCTGCTGTATTTGGTAAACCTCATGCATCAGAGTATGATACAAGTTCTAATGGTACATCTGGAAGTGCAACTTATGTACAAGGAAATACTGATGGTGTTAGTTATTACTATGAACATGAAACAGGGTTAGATCAAATAAGAGAAGGAGCAACATCTTCTATTACTGCAAACATACAATCAGGAGATTTTGATATTGGAGCACAAGGTGGATTAGCAGGCGCAGGTAATGATGGTGAGTTTATGATGAAAATTAGAAGAGTATTACCAGATTTTTTATCACAAACAGGTGATACTAGAATTACATTAAATTTAAGAGACTTTCCTAATCAAACACAAGCTAGTTCTACATTAGGACCTTTTACTATATCAAGTAGTACAAACAAAGTTGACACACGAGCACGTGCTAGATCAATATCTTTAAAAGTAGATAACACAAGCACAAGTCAATTTTGGAAACTAGGAACATTTAGATTAGACATACAACCGGATGGTAGAAGATAATGGCAAGAATAGTACAATCATTAACACAACCTTTAGAAAAATACGATCAACAAGTGCAACAATCATTTGTTAGAGATGTAGATAGTGTTGTGCAAAAATTAAACACTACTTATCAACAAGATTTAAAAGACGAAGCAGAAGCAGTTGCTTTCTTCATGGCATAATGGCAAATACATTTGTAAATAAAAAAGCAGATTTAACAAGTAATAGTGCTACAACATTGTATACTGTGCCATCAGCTACTACAGCTGTTATAAAATCAATACTAGTATCAGAAGATTCTGGTAATGCAGACACCATAACTGTAACTATAACTGATACATCTGATGCTGTTTTTAGTCTATTTAAAACTAAAGCAATATCTGCTAATGCAACAACAGAGCTATTATCTGCACCTTTAGTTTTACAGGAAAGTGAAGTATTAAAAGTCACTGCAGCAACCGCAAATAGGCTACATGTAGTCGTATCTGCGCTAGAAATTAAACCTAGAGAAGTTACATCATAGGCTTGATTTACTTGATAAAAACAAGTATTATTAATAACCCCAGGTTAAAATCCTGCTTTTAAAATTAACATAAAAAATTATATGAAAACAGGATTAGAATCACTAGAAACTGGCGCGCCAAATATTACTTACTCAGGTAATGAAGGACCTAAACCACCACAACAAATGGCAATGGCCGATCCTTTACTAGTAGAAGAATATCAAAAATACGTATTTGAAATGGAAGAACAAGGACTTACCCCAATGTCTTTTGAAGAATTTAGATTACAAGCTATGTCAGGCATGGCTGAAGGCGGAAGAATTCCTGCAGCTTTCGGTGGTATTATGGATAGTGCAACTGGAAGAAAAGGATATTTTGGGGGAAGTTTTAGCAGTTTCAATCCAATAAAAATGGCAAAAAAAGCTGTTAAAGCTGTAGCAAAACCAGTTAAAAAAATTTTAAAAAGCCCAATAGGTAAAGCAGCGTTAATGGCAGCTGCAATATATTATGGACCTCAAGCTGCAGCAAAATATTTTCCTAGGGCTAATCCTAGTAGTTTTATGGGTAGATTAGCATCAGGAAAAGATTTAGCTTTTTTAGATAAACTAAGAGCAACTGGAAGTGCTTTTAAAACTTTATTACCGGGTGGAACAACACCAGGTGGTGGAATAAGTGAACTTAAAATTCCTTTTTTGGATAATGCTTCTACAGCAAAAGATATTTTTGAAGTAAGTGGTAAAGCTTTAAAACCAACAGGAAATATAGATTCTTTTGGTAGAATTTTATCTGAAGGAGAAAAATTAGCTAGTCTTCCTGAAGGTTTAAAAAAAATTGCTCTTGAAGGTTTAAAAAAAACAACAGAACCTAGTTTATTAAAAACAGCAGCTTATATAGGAGGACCTGCAATTATTGCAGGAGGGTACACAGCAGCTCAACCAAAAGAAAGTTTAGATAATACTGTAGAAACTGCTAGCACAGGTCCAAGTATTAAAGATGTTACTGGTGGATTATCTTTAGATGACATAGCTAGATTAGCTCGATTAAATAAATTAGATTCAGATTATCGTTTTATGGGTTTACCAGGAACAAGATTATATTCAGCTAACGGTGGTAGAATAGGGTTTTCTAATGGAGGAGATCCTGATGATGCAGATGCAGATGATCAAGATTCTAGTTATGATGATGGACCTTTATTAATTCCTGATGATGCAGATTTAAGTCCTGATGATTTTTACGGTAGAAAAGAAAAACCATCTGGTATTATGATGGTTGATGCAAAAGGTCCGGATTACTATGCTAATATGTACATGAAATATGCTCAAGACATGATAAATGAAGGTATTGAACCTATGAGTATTGAAGATTTTGTAAAAATACTTAAAGAACTACAAACAACAGGTAAAGCTCAAGGTGGAAGAAT